GTTGTCATGGTTCTTTGATGACCTGTTTTATTGGATGGCCCTCATTGCTCTGGGAGTAGGAGCAGTGGCCTATGTATTGAGCTATTTGGTGGGTTTTCTGCCAATGTTAAAGCCCCACGCCCTCATCATGAAGGTAGTGGGATTGGTGTTAGTTATTTCAGGAGGTTACTATGTCTCAGATCATCACGGCTATGAAAGAAGAGTTGCAGAAGATAAAGCTGAAATTGAGCGACTTAATACAGAAGCTCGCGCAAAAGAAGCAGAGCTCAACGGACGACTCGCCAAAGCAGCCACTCAATTGAAGAAGGCCAAAGATGATATCAAAACAAAGCAAGCTAGCATTAGTGCTCGCATTGACTCTGGCGAGTTGCGCCTCCCCACCACCTGTGGTGTACAAGCCAATTCAGGTGCCGCCTCTGGGGATGGAGCCATTGGAGCCGAATCTGAGCGACAGACTATTAAAGATATTGTCCAAATCGCAGCCGACGGGGATAGCGCCATCGTCAGCTACAACTCCTGCATTGCCCGCTACAACCAAGTGATGAAAACTGTGAATGAGGGTGTGAAATGATTACAGTAGAAAAACTTTATGCCCTACAGATCGGGCCAGAATGGGTGGAGCCACTTAATGCAACTATCCAAAAGTTTAGCATTTTTACCGTCAAAGAACAAGCCGCATTTATCGGACAGCTTTCACACGAGTGCAACCACTTCAAAGTCCTTTCAGAAAATCTTAACTATAGAGCAGAAACCCTTCAAGCTCTCTTCCATACCCACTTTAAGCCAGATGAGTATGCCCTCTTTGCTCACAAACCAGAAAAGATTGCCAACAGAATCTATGCCAACCGGGGTGGAAATAGAAATGAAGCCAGTGGGGATGGATGGCTATATAGGGGCAGGGGGTGCATTCAGCTTACGCTCCACGACAACTATTGGCATTGTGGGCAAGCCTTGGGTCAGGATTTTGTAAGAAACCCAGATCTAGTCTCAACACCAATGTGGGCAGTTATGAGTGCAGGGTGGTTTTGGACAACGCATGGTTGTAATAGACTTGCTGAAGCCGATGACCAAACTGGGCTTTGTAAGGTTGTCAATGGGGGGTTAATAGGTCTTGAAGACAGAAAGAACTTGACCAGCAAAGCTTTTGCCATTCTGTCATAATCCATTTATAATCATCTCATTAGCAATCAGGGATAATCATGACCGCTTCATTTGCTCTGACGTATGATAATCTAACCTCTACGGTCTTACAATATTTAGAGCGTAGCGATGCGGCAACTATAGCACAAATCCCGACATTCATTACTCTGTGTGAATTTGAGATTGCTCAGCAAATTAAAACGCTAGGTCAACAGCAAGTTGTTGAGTCAGTAATGCAAGCCGGTAATGCAGTCATTGCTAAACCTGCTAGATGGCGTAAAACGGTATCAATGAATTTAACAAATAGTGGCACAATTCAGCCTGTGTACTTGAGGAAGTATGAATATGTACGATCATATGCATCAAGCGCAACATCTCAAGCAACACCTATTTATTATGCCGATTATGATTATCAGCACTGGATTGTGGCTCCTACGCCTGATCAGGCTTATACATTCGAAGTCCTTTATTATGAGCGTATTCAGCCTTTGTCATCTGATAATCAAACAAATTGGCTAACTCAAAATGCGCCAAATGCAATGCTGTATGGGACACTCTTACAAGCAATGCCATTCTTAAAAAATGATCAGCGTCAAATATTTCAAGAGAAGTATAAAGAAGCGATGGATGCTTTGAAAGCAGAAGACTTGCTTCGTTTGGGTGATCGTCAAACTATTGCACAGGATTCTTAACCATGACAGCATACACCAACCCATTTACTGGTCAATCCATTCAACCGTCGTCGGTTGGGTTTGAAGCTCTTACAATCTCGGCTAATACATCTCTTTCTTGGTCAATCAATGGCTTAGGCGGAAATGTCCCAGTTGCCGCACAGATTATGAATGTGAGCGCAACAGGTAATGGCTTTTCATTGCTAATGCCGCCGGCTTATCAAGTATCAAATGGGCAAGATGTACTAATTAACAACATCGGTTCATATCCATTTTCAGTTAAAGTTAATGACGGTACGCTCACAATTTGTAATATTGCTGCAGGTGCTGTTGAGTATATTTATTTAACTGACAACACAACAAATAATGGTACATGGGATGCATTTACATTTGGAACAGGCACGTCAGCTGCAAATGCCGGTACATTAGCAGGTTATGGGCTAAATGCAATTGCAAACACGTTAAATCAGTCATACCCTGTTACTACTTATTTCACAAACTCATCTTTGTCTGCTGCAAATCAAGCAGCATTTGCAATATGGGAAGGCGGTGCAGGTGTACTTACACTACCTTCAGCATCGGCAGTTGGTGCAAACTGGTTTGTGAATATTGCAAACTATGGAACAGGAATCTTAACGCTTACACCTGTTGGAACAGACACAATTAATGGAAATTCTAATCAACAGCTGCAATTGACTGAGTCTTTAGTGTTAGTATCAACCGGTTCAGGGTGGAACACATTTGGCTATGGTCGATCAAATCAATTTGCTTATACTCAATTGGCATTGACTGTCACAGGTGGAACAACCACATTAACGGCGCCTCAAGCAGCAAACACAATTCAAGAGTACTCAGGCACTCTTTCATCAAATCAAATTATTATTGTGCCGTCTACAGTTCAGTTGTACACAATTACAAATAATACAACAGGATCATATACTTTAACAATTAAGACATCTGTATCAGGATCTGCTTCAGTATCAGTCCCTCAAGGTACATCATTAGTACTTATTTGCGACGGAAGTAACGTTTACAATGCAGCATCAGGCTCATCTAGTAGTATTACTTCAGTAACTCTTGGTAATGGGTCAACATCAGTACCTTCATTAAAGTTTACTGGTGATTTAAATACAGGTTTATACTTACCTGCGTCCGGTCAGCTTGGAATTGTTGTAGGTAATGCAGAGGCTGCATATTTTAGCTCAAGTGGTTTAACCGTACTAAACGGTATATCAGGAGGTACTTTCTAATGACCGCTAAAGTTATATCATTAGCAATACAGCCGGGTATTCAGCGTGATGGTACACAGTTTGATGCCCCTCGATATGTTGACGGGATATGGACTAGATTTCAGCGTGGCAGACCAAGAAAGATGGGTGGCTATAATGCCATGTTCTTGAATTCATTAGAAGTCTCACGTGGCATGATTATGCAGTCACAGTCAGGCATTAACTATGTGTACTCAGGATCACAAAGTTATGTGTCTGCATGGCAAACCGATGATGACGATGCCACAGGTTCAGGACCTACTTATGTGTCATTAAGCAATTTTACTGCCAATGCAAATAATCTTTGGCAGTGGGATATTTCATATGATTCATATGGGTCAGGTGCGTTAACTGTTATTGGTCATCCTGGTCAAAACTTAGATGATATTGACAGTTTAGTTAACACGCCTGTGTTGATTGGTAATTTTCCATATGGGTCAATGTCTCAAGTAGGAGTGTTTACTGCAGTTGGTAATTTATCAAGCACAACAATCACAATTGCAGCAACTAACTATTTAATTGGTGTAGGTCAAACAGTCTCAGGTTCAGGTATTCCTGCAAATACTACTGTCACTGGTGTGACTGTAGTTACATCACCATCACCACAGACTACAGTGACTGTATCAAATTCAATGACAACCAGCTCAGGTGTCACAGTTACTTTTAACAATAACATTTCAGTGTCCGGTGGATGCTGTATGATTTACCCATACTTGTTTGTATATGGCAATAATGGATTAATTCAGAATTCATCTGCAGGTAACTTTCAAAACTGGGTAGCTGCAGATTCTAATGCTGCTAACCCAACAGCTACAAAAGTTGTAAGAGGTATGCCTGTACGTGGTGGTACAACATCTCCTTCAGGTTTATTTTGGTCTTTAGATTCACTGATTCGTGTATCTTATGCACCACAAACTGTCGGAACATCAACAATCTATTGGCGCTATGACATTATTAGCAGTCAATCATCTATTTTGTCATCACAGTCTGTGATTGAATATGATGGTATTTATTATTGGGCAGGTGTAGACAGGTTCTTGTCATACAATGGTGTTGTCCAAGAAGTGCCTAATCAAACAAACTTAAACTGGTTTTATGATAATCTTAACTACTATGAACGCCAAAAAGTCTGGTGTACAAAGATTCCTCGTTGGGGCGAAATTTGGTGGTTCTATCCAAGAGGGAATGCTACTGAATGCACTGATGCAATTGTGTATAACGTAAGAGAACAGGTCTGGTATGATGCAGGTCAAGCTTTAGGTGCTAGACGATCAGCAGGATTGTTCTCTGAAGTGTTTCGCTATCCTATATGGGCAGGCTGGGAACCTAGTACTTCAGGTACATATACATTATGGCAACAAGAAAAAGGTAAAGATAGCGTCTACTTGACCAGCATTGATGCAGTCCAAAGCACTATTGAAACGAATAACCTTGGATGGGTTGCAGGAGGCCCAGGAGTTCGTCAAATTTCAGGTGACAATAAATGGATTAGGCTTGAAAGAGTTGAACCTGACTTTAAACAAGTAGGTTCTATGAATCTTTATGTAACCGGTCGTGGATATGCTGATGACACTGATGTCACTACAGGACCTTATGAATTTAGTCAAGACACATTAAAAATAGATATGCGTGAACAAAGACGTGAGATGCGTCTTAGATTTGAAAGCAATACGTTTAATGGTGATTATGAAATGGGTAATATCTTGCTAAGTGCAGACATTGGTGACGAAAGAGGAACAGGTAACCCATAATGGTAGTTTATGACCCTAGAGGATTAACATGGGCGAAATGGTGCTCTCATATGGCAGAGCTGTTTGCGCCTAATCAATTAGGGACTGTGCCTGAAGACCAATGGCGTCTTTGGGCAGATGGTATGCAAGGTATTGGATATTTTGTAAATTCAGCTGTTCCTGATCAAAGAGGGTTTGCTACTTGGCAAGAGTGGGCACAGACTTTGGTTGGCATTATGAGTATTAACCCACAATGACTATTGATCAAGCCACTGCAAACCAACTTGCATCAGCATATCAAGCTGATCCTACCAATACGGGTGCATTACAGAGTCTTGTTAATAGCACTGGTGTTACTCAAGAAGATGTTGCGCAATATTTTCCGACGTTTAACATTGCAGCATCAGGGTTAAATATACCTTCAAGTACAGCAGTTAAAGCGCAACAAAGCGGAAGTGCAGCAGGTGCTAGTGCAGCAGCTAACGCCGCTGCAAATAAAGCTGTACAAGATGCAGCAGCTGCTGCAAGTACAGCATCTCAAACTACTGATGTTAATGGTAATCTATATTCTGGTGCTTCAAACTTAAATGCAGGAACAACAAGTAATGCAGGCACTACAAGTAATGCAGGAACTACAATTAATACACAATCAGCTGCTGATTTAGCAGCTAATGCATTACCACAAGTAAACTCAACATACACTAATTCTCAAATTCTTGATGCATACAACAAGATTATTCAAGGCGGTGGAACAAATACTGATGTTGCAAAAGCTTTAGATGCTTCAGGTGTGACAACTTCTCAATTGGCAACAATTCTAGGTGTCAATCCTGCATATGCTCAGATTCAATACAACATTGCAGATCCAACAGGCAGTCAGCTTACTCCTTATTCAAGTACAACAGCATCTGCAACTGCTAATGATTCAAACCAACAGTTTAATACGATGTATGATCAGTTGCAATATGGCAACACAAAAATCAATACAGCTACGTCAGTAGATCCTGATACCGGGTCACCAACTACCACAACAGGGTTGTATGATTCACAAGGAAATTTGCTAAATGGTAGAGTAACATCATTAGGCAATGGTGTCTATGATCTTCAAACACCATCGGCAGGTGGTATCATTCACACATATGTTCAAGCTGATGCAAACGGAAATGTCTCGCCTATTACTGACTATACTAATCAGATTAGTTATCAAGGTGGTCAACATGGCGGGTTCATTAATCAAACATTAAGTAGTCTTGGCCCTATCGGAAAAATTGCAGCAGTTGTTGCATTAAATGCACTACTTCCTGGTGCAGGTGAGATTGGTGCAGAGCTTACAGGTGCTGATGCTGCATCAACAACTGCTTTAACAGCAGGTGGTTCAGCAATCGGGGCTGTTAACGGTGGCGTGATTGCTGCTATGAATGGTCAAGACATAACTAAAGGTGCGCTTACAGGTGCACTTGGTGGTGGATTAGGCGCAAATGCATCAAACTTAGCAACAAGTGTGCTAGGTAAAGATACATTATCATCAATTGCAAGTACATTAGGCGGAACATTTACGCCTACTCAAGTATCACAAATTGTCGGCAATGCTTTTACAAAGTCAGTTGTGGCTGCTGCAAATTCAGGTAATACATCAAACTTACTTGACACATTTGCATCAAACTTAGTCACATCAGGATTAGGTACTACCGCATCGAATGCCATTTATGACCAATTTGAGGGTAAACTTAGCGATGCCACACTTAGTTCACTTGCAAAAGCTGTCGGCAATATGACAAGTGCTACAACAGCCGCTGCAGTATCGTCAGGCGGTGATGCAAATGCAATGACAAATGCATTAATCACATCAGGAGCAACTTCATTAGGTAATTATCTTGGTAGCACAACTGCAAATGCAGTTAAGTCAAGTACAACTTCAAATACAGGCACAACAAAAGTATCTGACACAGGATCAACAGCATCTGGTTCAATCACTAATATTGCCACAGATCCAGGATCGTATTCTGATGCTAAACCTGGGACGATGACTACAATGTCAAACGGTGAGCCTGGAATTGTATTGGATAATGGCAAAATTGCATCATTGGTTGATTATAGAAATGCAGTAGCATCAGGCCAGTCTTTTTCTATTGATGGAATAATGCAAACAGGGTCTGATGCAACTAGTCTGCTCAAAAATGCAGTTTCATCATCTTCAACAACCTCTGTTGATGTGAGTGGGACAGGTGCAGTTGTGAATGCTGAAAATGCATCAAAACTAGGTTTTGATACTTCACAGCTGCCTGATGGTTATCAGTTAGTTGATGCAGCAACTAGCGATGCTTATTATGCAGCGTATGGGCATAACCCACCAGTCACGCCATTACCCGATGGCACATATGTGACGATGTTGCCAACTTCAGAAATCGAAAGTTTAAATTCATCATCAACAGATGCATCATCATCTGGTCTTGGAAAAGTAACCGTAACTGCACAAAGCCAAAACGGTACAAATGCTGATGGAACAACTGCACTTTCACCTGTAGTAGTTACGGGAAAAAGCCAAAACGGTACAAATGCTGATGGAACAACTGCACTTAATCCTGTTACTGTCGTAGGAAAGAAAGACAATACAGATAATACAACTACGCTTAACCCTGTTACGGTTGTAGGAAAGAAAGACAATACAGACACTAGTGTAACACCTGTAACTCTTAATCCCGTTACAATTGTTTCAAAAAAACCTCCTGTAGAACAACCTCAGATTATCGACCCAAAACCTCCTGTAGTTCAGCCGCCTGTACAGCCGCCTGTGGTTAAGCCGCCTGTTGTACCTGGGACAACAATTACAACGCCTGCCACTAAAACAACTACAACCGAACCTTCTGTTTCTCAAACAAGCTCATCTACTACAACAGGTGCTTTACCTGCTAACTTAATTGGAACTATGCTGGCAAGTGCTGCACCAGCTGAAAGAGCAAAACTTATGCAAGACTTAAAACAAATCTATCCTGAACTAGCTCACTTAGACCCTAAAATTCTAAGTCTGTTAAGTGGTGAAGCATCAAATAAACATGCCGAGAGCTTAATGCAAAATGGTGTGAATATGCTTCAAGCTCCTGCAGCTTCTGGCAGTGTTCCGTTATCCCCTATTTCTGGGTCATACGGTCAAACAGGTTTAACACCGTCTAGCATGACAAGCCCTCTAATGCAAGGTAATTACAATGCATTATCATCGGCTGGGTTACAAATGATGGCAGGACAGCAAGGAGCATTACCTTCCTTTAAGAAGGGTGGTACTGTTGAGCATGTGCCACAGTTTATTACTGGTGCAACAGGTCATTATGTTAAAGGAGAAGGTGATGGGCAATCTGATGATATTCCTGCCATGCTTGCTGATGGTGAGTATGTATTTGATGCTGACACTGTGGCAGCTTTAGGCAATGGCTCATCTGATGCAGGTGCTGAAGTCTTAGATAAGCTACGTGAAGCTATAAGAAAGCATAAGCGTTCTGCCCCTCCTGATAAAATTCCGCCTAAGGCAAAGTCTCCATTAGAATACTTGAAAGGTGTTAAACTATGACAACCACGACCGGTGCGCTTTCATCGCTTTCACCTTTGACTAGCAATCTTAGTTTGCCTACATCATCAACACCGATTACTGCAGGAAATCCTTCACTAGGAAATCCTACAATTACGCCCTATTCTTTTGCACCTAATAGTTCGCTATTGGCATCAACAGGTTATACGCCTGCCCCTAATCTAGGAGTTACTCCAGGTTCTACATCGACAGGCTCATTTACTCAAGGTGCACCTCTTCCAAATATTACAACATCACAAGAGCAAGTTACAGCAGCCCCATCGTTTTATACGGATTATTTAAACCAATTAGCTACACAAGGTAATCAAGCTAATCAAAATGCACAGTTTGTAGGGCCAACTAATCTACAAACAGCTGCATTTAATAATGTTGCATCAAATGTCGGAAACTATATTCCTACACTTAATGCAGCTACAGGTTTAACACAATCTGCTGCAGGCGATTTGACAAGCAATATTAATAGCTTGATGAATAATTCAGCAACCACTGACTTAGTTAACTCTATTGGAAATCTAGGCCAAGCTAATATTGCACAGAACATAGCGCCGCAAGCAAATGCAGGTGTAGTAGGTTCAGGTGGCTTTGGTTCACAAAGAGGCACACAAGCTCTTGGTGAAGTGCTTGCCAATGCTGGATTAGGAATTACTGCACAACAAGCCGCTGCTAAACAAGCAGCATACAATACAGCTACACAAGCAGGCGTGCAAGAACAAGCAAATCAACTTGGGGCTGCTAACCAACTAGGCAATTTAGCATCAACCACGCAAAGTCTAGGTCTTGGCGATGTAAATGCACTTGCAACACTTGGTGGTCAGCAACAAACAATTGCACAGAACCAACAAAACTTTCCGATGCAAGGTCTTGCTAATGAAGCAGCACTTCTTAAAGGCTTTACAGTACCTACATCAGTGTCATCAAGCTATACAGGACCAATTCCTGGCGCATATGCGGCTTCTCCATTACAGCAAATTGCCGGACTTGGTGCTTTGGCAGCAGGTATAAGTCAAACAAACTTAGGTGCTGCAATCGGAAATGGATTGTCTTCTGCAGTAAGCGGATTGTTTAATAACAATACACCTACAGTGACTAATGGAAACCCATTAGGTTCATCAAATATTGATACAAGCGGTTGGACTGAAGTTGGTCAGAACATATATCAAACAAGCACAGGTCAGTTGGTTGACGGTGAAGGTAATCCCATAAATTAAGGATAGAACATGGCACTTCCAATCGTAGCAGGCGGAGATCCTGATGCAGCCGCCAAATACAATGAAGGCATCACTAATGCTATCAATGCATTAACAGCCAGATCTGAACCAAATTATTTTAGTCTTGCCGGTGCATTGTTTAATCCTGGACGAACAGGAAATGCTGGTGAAGCGCTAGGTAGTGCATCAGCTGAACTAGGCAGACAACAAGAGCAAGAACAGCAAAGAGCACCGCAGCTTGCTATGCTAAAAGCTCAGTTACTTGGTCAGCAATATGAGGTTGCTAATAAAAATAAAGCGCTTGAAATGCTTGCGCCTTATATTGGTGCATCAACAGCTGCTGAAGCCGGCGATAAAGTAGCTAAGGGTGATATACCATCAAACTTAGTTGATTCACTTCCTGGCACAATGATGCCTATTTTGGCAAGTCTCCACCCCACACTTGCTGATGGTCTTAACAAAGGCTTCATGCAAGATGTAGAAAAGAAAAAGTTAGGCATACAAGAAAAAGAATATGGTCTTCATGAGAAAGAAACTAGTCTTAAAGGTCAACAATTTGGGTTGGATACTGCTAAAATTCTATTGGAAAGCGGACCAAAAGCTCTTGAACTTATTAAGCCATTTATTAATCCACAGACAGATATTAACCCAAAGCCCGGTCCTTTGGCACTTCCTTCTGTTCCAATGCCTGTAGACAATGGCAGAATCTCAAGTCCGTTTGGTCAAAGACCTAATCCTTTTGATTCAAGCAAACAAGAGTTTCATAGCGGTATTGATTTTGCAGCCCCTGAAGGCTCACCTGTAAAAGCTGTGCTAGGTGGTACCGTTAAATCAGTAGCCCCTATGGGAGGCTACGGAAACCGCGTGGAGATTCAACACAAAGACGGAACCAGTTCTTATTATGCCCACTTAAAAGATGCTACAGTAAAGCTTGGTGATGTTATAGGCATAGGTCAGCAAATAGGTACAGTTGGAACAACTGGAAAAACCACAGGGCCTCATGTTGAGTTTGGTATTCATGATAATGGTAAGCCTTTAAACCCAACAGCTTATATGAACTTTGCAGGTCAACCTGCTGTACAACAAGCGGCTCCTGTTGCACCACAAGTGACTCCTGCTGCACAGCCTGAAGCTGCACCACCTAGTGATCTTTCATCACTCCCACTTAATGTCCAAAATAAAGTAATGCAAGCACGCATTGAGAAGTCTGATAAAGATTGGGAAGACTACTCTGCTGACATTAAGAATGTGAAGCCATTTGTGCTTGAGAGACAGAACAAACAAATTGCTGAAGTCATGAAGATCGCCAAAGAAGATCCTACAGTCTTTAACATTCTTGGATCAGGTACATGGTGGAGTGCAGCCAAGCATGCTATGGATGAAGGTGCCAAAGTTGGTAAGTACCCTGTTAGTTTGCCTGCTCAGACATTTGCTGAATATGGCAACTTAACTGATACGCAATTAAAACATCTTAGAACTGTGCAACGTAATTTAGCTGACATCTATTTGGCTAGTATTGCTGAACGCGGAAAAGTTCTTGGTTCTAACCCAACAAACTTTGAAGATCGTTTATACAAAGCCCCAATGGCAACAGAAAAAGATCCTGCATCGATTGTGGAAGAATGGGGCAAGAAACATTTATTGTATAACCGTGCAAAGTTATCTTTGTTCAATGCATACAAACCTTATGCAGCTAGCCCTGAACAAGGAATAGGTCGCTTCTTTACTGATAAGAAGTCACCTTACAATACAATTGTACAGAACTATGGCAAGTTCTATGATCAACTTAGCAATGAATAGGTGATATATGGCAACATCGGCACAACCAGCTCAACCTGATCCATTTTTAGCACCTACTGAACAACAAAGTGGACCACCTGCTGATCCATTTTTAAACCCTGATGCCAAGTTAGAAGATGTGCATCCTGCATTTGCAGGAAGTGGGTCAACTACAACATCACCCCCACCCCCGCCAGCGCCTAAACAGACAGGGTTGGTTGATCCTTCAATGGGTGCTATTTTAGGTGGTATAGCTGGTATTGGTGTGAATAAAGCATTGCCTTTACAACCACCAACACCTCAGCCCTCGGTTGCAACTGCATCTGGTAATGTGGCAAACCAAAGTGCTGTTGCTCAACAAATGATGTCTGACTTAGTTAAACGTCAGCTAGCACATACCAACCAGTTGTCAGGTTTGCAGCAAGCAATACAGACAACGCAGTCAATGCATAATCAGAACATGGCTAACTTTGCACAAGCTAGTCAAAATGCACAATCAATGAATGCTGTTCCTAATCTTGATCTAAACCCAGGTGAATTAACTACAGGTGACAAATGGGCATTTGGAAACCCTGAAAAAGGTACAACCGGTGTAACTGGTGATATGGGCCCAGGCGGTAAAAGTGTAACTGAAGCTGCTAGAAACTATAAACTACAGCAAGGGTTGTCCCCATCAGAAGCTGCTAAGTTTAAAGTCAATCGTAGCGGCTTGATTGTGACAAATGAATTGCCTGTAGAAACACCACTTACTCCTGCACAACAAGCTGCACAAGAAGCATACAAGGAAGCGCATAAAAGAATGACTGAATCTGAAGCAGCACTCAAAGAGTTGCATGATCGTCATTCTAAGCTCGTTAAAGAAGGGCCATACACTAAAGCGCATGAAGAAGCTGTGGCAAGACAACAAGCAAAAGCTACAGGTGCTGAAGCCGAACTAAAAACTTTGCTTGAAAGTGTTAAGCCTGAAAGCATGTTGGCTACTGCAGGTCGTGCAATGGGAAGAGTCGGCCCAATGGCAGGTGGAGTCACAGCCGGTGGTAGACTAATGGAAGCTTGGAATGAATTACAAAAACGTAATTATGGTCCTGCAGCTGTTCATACTATCTCTGGATTAGGCGGCCTTGCCATGATGTACCCTAATCCTGCAGTTAGATCACTTGGTGCTCTTGCAGCTACACTTCCAGAAGCCGGCTTATCGGCTTATGAGGCTTCAAAAACTACTGCATTACCCAGTAGATGATAGGTCATTAGCACCTTGTGTAGTCACTATTGTGGCTACATGAAATGCTTCTACCCAAACAGCATAAGGGTCTTCTAATAAATCCTCATTGTGCGTTCTTTTAAGAAGCTCAACCCATTCATCATAAGTTTTTCTCATAAGTACTTGATCAACTAGCATTCTTTCTCCTTGCTATAAAGAAGCGATAATGCCTAACACTACGGTTAAGCGCTTGCTTTCTGACATTGTAAGTTTTGCATACATCCACTTGACGCCATAAGCGCACAACCACGGCACTTAAAGCGTCAAATGTAGTAGGCGACCAGTTTGGATGAAGATCTTTAAACTCTCTAAACAATGCTTTTCTTTCGTATAGTTTGAGAGCCTTAAGACTATCATGAACTTCTTGCCATCGGATCATATATACTTCTTCTCAATAGAATCAATTTGATTAAGTAAGTCTTCACGTATTTTTAAGTACGTTTCACTACCTGCATATTCATCTCTACCTTTATTGTGATAGAACTGCTCTTCACACCAGTCAAAGTTGTCATTCTTTGCATTAGGCGGAAAGATGTTTGTCTTGCCTTTGGCACATTGACGTTGATAAAAAGCATCAGGCTTTCTAAAGTCAACCAACCCTTTAAGGAATGGATAGACCTTTAAGACTTCTAGCCATAACTTCATTGCGATGATGTTGTCGACCGTTGTTTGGATCTGTTCATCCCCACGCATAATGCAATAACCAATAAGGTCTTTAATCGTACAACGAACCATATAAAAATGCTCAAAATTACGAGGCATAATTGTACGGGTATCAAGACCGTGAACAAGACCGCTATCAAGCATATCGATATAAAGTTGTCTAGCATCTTCAGTGATCCTTTTATAACGCTCAAAGAACTCAGGGTTAGCCATTATTGAAGGCTTAACCATCACACGGTCATCACGCATATCACGGTCACCATGCACTTGGGCTGCAAAACTAAACAGTCTATGTCTAATTAAGTGTGTAGTGTCAATCATATCCATGCCATTAACGGACCATGTGATGTTGATCGTTTCCATTGCAGTGGGTAGTAATTCATAGCGGAATAGTTCATCAATGGTTTGATTAATATCCTCTTCAGGGAACTCCCATTGAATCTTGTCATTCCATGTATTCATTAGAAACACTGAAATAGTTTTTCTAAATTCAGGTATTGTTGGTGCATGGACTAACTGTACATTAATGTTCTCCAGTTGATTTACGAACTCTACGGGTCCGGGTTTTTGTCCGAACTTCAGTGTTGTGTGCATCTTCTGTAATTGAGGCATCTGACTCTTGTTGACTTTGGGCATCGTTTTCTCCTTGAAGTTGTGTTAAATGAATCTCTACTAACCTAGCATATCCGGCAATGTCTGTCCAACTATCTATATGGTCAGGGCAAACTGACAATCTAGAAAGTTTCATTGCAATTTTCGAAAAGAATAAATAGAACTCAGGGGCCATAGCTTCGCCTGTTTCGAACTCGTGCCTCTCAGCTATCAATGAAAGGATTTGTGCTTCCAATGTTATTCCACCGAAAAAATTACCGTAAATTGCGCCTCGCTGCTCTAGAATTTGATCTGTCGTTTTCATGGTTATACCTTATAAGGTTGAAGTTTAGCCTCAAGTTCGTATAGTCTTTTACAACTATTCCTATAGACATCGGTCATATAACCTTGATTGCCTAATTGGATCTCATTATCGGCATACTGTTTGCATTGTAGTGCATCGGCATAATGCACGGCCAATGCTTCAGGTGAGCCATCATTGTATGCTTGCACATAATGGCTAAGCCTGAATGGAATCATGTCATCAGCAATTTGTTTTTCAGCTTCTTTTAATGCTTTGGCAACATTAGGAAACTGCTTTTTAACTAAATGGTTGACATCTGAGATATACATCTCTGGAAGGTCATGGCATAAAGCTATTTTAAGGGCTTTGTCTAGGTCAAACCGATAATCAGCTCTAAGAAGCATAACAGCAAGAGCCACAAAATAGCTATGTGTTGCTACGCTTTCTTGAAGTATGACAGGCTTCATGCTATACCGCTTGGTGTGTTCCAATGTATAGCTTTCCATGAAGAACTTCTCATTTGCTTCATTCATTTTTTCATGTTCCTTACAAATGCTGCAAATGATTGTGAGGTATTGCCAAACATCATTTTGTCAAACTCTTGTGCAACCTCTTCAAGCACTGCATTCCGTAATTCTTCTGATAAGAACTTCATGTCTGTGTTTATTCTTGTTTGTTGTTGAGCAATACGCTCAAACTCTTCATCTTCAGGGTCTTTAAAGTTACTCATAGTCCATTGCCTCCTCCGACCAGTTTTTAGCCTCAAATGTACCTGATTGCTTGATTTCTTTTAGCGCTTGATCTAGTTGGTCATAAGACCGAACAACTGCGCCTGATGCGGCCAGCACTAAATTAAATTTCTGACCTTCTTTACCGCCAAGCCAAATGTAAATGATAGGTATGCCTTGAGCATAACACCAACCAGCTTCAAACAATGTTCCAGGATCTTTACCGTCAGTCACGCAAACAGTTACGTCAGTATTGTATAAAGCCTGTACATTTACTTTTAAGACATCGGCAGGTGTCATTGTGTGTGGGTCATATAGCATATCATCTTTTGGACTAAAGTAAGATAGGCCATTACGTTTTAGAACATCTTTGATGTTTTCTACGACTGTGACTTCACGTTCATTAAAGAACGGTGATGCAATATAAACAGATGGATTACGGTTAATGGATTTCATGATTTCCTTTCAGTTGAGTTTAAGGCTTTCGCATACATCACATTTGCAGGTGTATGCCATCTTTATGACATTAAGAACTCCTTCAATAGAATCTTCACCAAACATGTGACTACAATCATCACCATTGCCTTCACCAGGTCCATCAATACATTTACCAACCAATGTGATGATATAACCATTGCCATAGTTACGTTCATCTGACCAGTCTTCAATATGCTTGCTGTACTTTTTAGGAATGTACTTAGGAGTTGTTTTAGAAGTCTTATATGTTTGCATTTGAGTTCCTTTGAAGTTTAGAATTAAGTGTTTAACAAGTAAACAATTACATTATACCATTCTTTTGACATAAGTAAACAGTTTACTTAACTTATTTTCAGTCTCTGGGCTTTTATTTGCATAGTCTTTAATGGCATTCATCAAAGCTTGTTGAGTTTTGTCTTTGCTATGAATAGCTTTTACAATTGCTTCATCGATCGTGTCTTTAGCAATGATTTGATGCACAATGATATTGTTTCTTTGACCTTGGCGCCACAAACGTCTTATGAACTGTTCATAGATTTCCAATGACCATGTATTGCTAAACCAGATGACTGCATAGCCTGCACCTTGTAGGTTAAGACCGTGGCCTGCACTTTGTGGGTGTGCCAATAAAACAGGATGTTTGCCTTGGTTCCAATCATCAATGATTGTTTGCATTTCTTTGCCGGTTATCCCTGAGCCAATGTGCGGTGCATTAGGAAAAAGCTTTTGTAGTCGTGTTAAGTCATGCCTAAAATGATAGCCAATTAAGCATGGCTTACCATTTAACCCTTCAACAAGTTCCTCAACTGCATTTAACTTCTCATCATGCATAGGCTGAACATCTTTGTCTTCGCCATCAAGATAAATAGCACCATTGGCAATTTGTTGGCATTTACCAACTGCTACTGCAGCTGTTGATGCCGTTACTTTATTGTCATTGATGTCAAGCAACAACTTGTCTTCAAGCTCTTTGTACATCTTCTTTGCTTTACTTGGCAAGTTAATATACACTTTGTTTGTGATTAGCTCAGGCATGTCAAGATAGTCTTCAGCTTTCATACGTAAAACTTTGTCAGATAACTTGTCATAAATGACTGTATCCATACCTTGCTTAAGCTCCCATGAATAGCCGCCATAGCCAGTTGGGTAGAAGTATGTTGTTCTAAAATGAGTGATAAATCGTCCAAATGTAGCACCACGATCAATTACTAACTGTGGACCAAATATATCCATTAAACTATTCGGAGCTGGTGAGCCTGTTAAGCCAAACCGACGTTTGAATAAGTCCAGCATAGGTGCAAGCGACTTAAATCTTTCTGTTCTTGTATTTTTAAGATAGCTAATCTCATCTACAATCAATGCATCATACGGAAAATGCTGTTTAAGCAATGGCACATTCTTGATTAACCACTGTAAGCCTTCAAAGTTAATGACATGAATGAATGACTTGTCATTTAAGTATTTGTCTTTGTTTGGTCCGTGAAGCACACTGATGGTTAGGTCTTCAAAGTTTTCCCATTTAGAGACTTCTTGTGGCCATACAGCATAGCACGGCCTTAATGGTGCTAAGACAAGTACTTTGTTAATTGCTTTTGCCGACCGTAGAATCTTCAATGCTTGCAGTGTGATGCTGGTCTTCCCCAATCCGGGATCCAGCCAAAGTTGTCCTGAGCCGTTTTCTACTAGAAACTTTACGGCTTTTGTTTGGTAATTGTGTGGACTCCAATACATTTGTGATTTCCTCTTTAGTTCGTAAAACAAGAATTTTGTGATTTAAGCTTCTAAGTAACTCATGAACAGCTATTTGTCTAGGACTAAGCACACCGATTAGTGTCTTTAGTTCTACCCATATAACTTTTTTATTAATAACTACAATCCGATCTGGCCAACCAGTGGAGAAACGTAAGTGTAGTTTTAAAGATGTCACGCCAAGACGTTTGCATTCTTGACTAAAATGACGTTCTAATTGTTTTTCTAGCACTTTAGTCATTGTTCAATAGCATGCATGCTAACCAGATAAATGTAAGTACTAATGCCGCATTGATCAATGCAGCTAAAAGTGCAAATGTGATCATCATTGTATCAATCATGTGTGTTCTTCTCCTTCAGCTTGGCTTCTATTGCCCTACCTACATCAAAAATGTTTACGTTTCCTCTAACACCACCTTTTGGATCAACGACTTTAAGATTGCAACATTCCTCAAAACACTCATGGATTTCATCTTCAGTCAGTCCTACCCATTTACGTTTTGGCAATTCATATTTACGAGATTCGTAAACCATCTTATCGGGGTCTGTTGGATGTGGTTTAAGTGGCATTGTTTTTCTCCTTCAGCTTGAATTCAATGTATTGGATAAGTTTGGAAGTCGGTATGCGACCACTACCTTCTTCTTTGAACTCTACCCAACGCTCAACTTCATCACAATCCTCATCAGTCAGCCCTACCCATTC